GATAACGGCAAATTAGACGTGTCACCGATCTGATGCTCTTTGTGATTGACGGATCTATAAGTATCGAAATCATTTACAATGAAAAGGAGGAGACATATATTAGAAAGATACGAAAAGATGGCATGGTGGTCGAAATGTCTGTGATTGACAAAGTTCTTGCGAAGAATTACTTTAGTGATGCGGAGCTGGAACTTTTCCAGCGGGAATACGATAAGTACAAGGAGAAGAAAGATGCCCAAGAAGCTTGAGAGGGAACTTAAGTCAGAGGCACGAAAGAAGTTCCCAGGAAATGAGAAAAGACAAGATAAATATGTGTATGGTACTCTAAGAAAAACAGGATGGACACCGTCAACACAGAAGAAGCATAAGTCAAAGACATCTAGGGGAAAAGGAAAGAATAAATAGCCGAAGATCTTAATATCTGCGCCATTTGTGGCTTAGATCACGAATTCATCCGTGAGAGTTGTCGAAACTCACTCTTTTTCGCAGCTAGAACACTTTGCGGTTTTAAGGACATGACGCCAGACTTTCACGGAAGAATGGCGGCATGGGTAGAGCGCAATCTGCGCTTTGGTAACCGTAAAATGATGATTTTGGCTCCTCGGGTCGTCTATAAGACCTCCCTCCTCACTATAGCCATGAGTCTCTGGCTAGTCATAAATAACCCCGAGGTTCGAGTCCTTATCGTCCAGGCGTCCGCTGAAAAGGTAAAAGAGGTCATGAACGACCTCAAGAAGACCATCACTGCATGGGCCTTTTCGCATTACTTCCCAGAGCTAATGCCGGGAAGCGGCGACCGCTTCAGCGAGAAGGGCATCGAACTCCCGCGCCATGGGATTTATCCCGAGCCCACCATCTCGGCCCGAGGAGTTGATTCTGTCATCACTGGAGGACACTATGATGTCCACATATTTGATGACGTGGTTGATGAAACTACGGCATTTTCGGAAACCGACATGGAAAGGGTTATACGCTGGTTTAAGAACTCTTCCCCCCTCTTCGTTAGACGAAACGAGGGTATCCGTATCGTGGTGGGAACCCGCTGGGCCATGCAAGACTTGTATCAGTACATCATTGACCGGGGGGGACATGAAACCTGGATCATCGGGCCATACCTCGACGATCCTGCTCGACGACTGGGTTTCTCCGGGGACGACGGGGATCTACTGTTTCCAGAAGGACTTGGGCACGAAACCATCGCCGGATACCTTGAAGACATGGAAGACATATTCTTCTCCTACCAAATCCTCAACAAACCCGTGGTTGAAGGGCTCTTGCGATTTCGACCGGACGGGATCAAATACTATAATTGGGTCGAATACGGGCACCTCCTCGTGGCTGACGCTGTTCAATATAACGTGGGGAATCTGTTTCGAACTATGTGCATTGATCCTTCTCTTGGGCGTACTGCTGAATCTGATGAATTTGCCGTTACTATATTCGGTTGGGATCGTGTCACTGCTCGTGGGTTTTTACTTGGGTTGTCACACGGTAGGATTGATCCGCGCCTTCAGGCAATAAAAATTATGGAACTCCACAAGAAGTGGAAGCCTCATAAGACCGGTATCGAACATGCTGGCTATCAACTTGCATTGAAATCATTTACGGAAGAGTTCATGCGTCAGCAGAATTACTTTTTCTGGATAGATCCACTAAAACCGAAGCAGGGAGCTGGGAAGTCAAACAAATCAACGCGGATTGAGGGCCTGCAGCCATATGTGATGAATGGGCAGATTTACTTCACTCGTGATCAGGGTCCGCTTATCAAGCAGATGCTTGGGTTTCAGCCGAGACCAGATGGCTCTACTGGTCTCAAGCATGATGACTTGATTGACTCGGCCTCCATGCATGTGCCATTTTGGCAGGGTAAACACGGTCAGGCGAAGCCGGAGTATGCTGATGACGATGATATTGAGGATTGGACTGACAGGGGCGGTGGGCAGAGAGTCGCCTCTTATGGACTCCAGGGGGAAACGTGAGGATTCGTGACCTGAGAGGGCTTGTCTCAAAATGGCAGAAAAAGTTAAATTTGCCAGAATGGAGTATTGAGTCTCAATTTGTGAGATGGAATGAGATAAATAACGATCCGGGAAAAGAAAATTTCATTGCCGGAGATCTAAATTGGTTTTTACCTAAATTGGTAGCTTCTATGAGGGTTGTTCCTAAATGTGATCGTCCCCAAAATATGCTCGGGACAGTAGAAATGTATAATGAGGAATATACGGTTGTACATGAACTTGTTCATCTAATACTTGCTTCTACAACCTGGCAAAACGCGAATGACTTGGAATGTGCTGTAAATAGGATTACAATTGCATTGCTTGGAGGAAGGAAATGAAACTTCCAACGATTCTTGGTGAAGTGACAACTTGGATAGAAAATGGCATGGTTGGTCGTTTTACTGTCATGAGAAGCCATAAGGGCGCCCTTGGGGCAGGATCTGAGGATATCGTCAAGATGCATGAATTGGATAAGGAAACTGCAAACAAGATCTGTGATTTAGTGCGCCATTTTGGCGCATTGCGTATCAACATTATTTGCAACGTCAATAGCGGTGAGCCCGACCGGATAGAACTCTTCAGAATGAGAGGTTAGCATGGCAAACGTAGTTGAGGTAAAGCATGTCCAATTCCAAAGTGAGTCTCAGCGTGAACTTTTTGCAAAGACACTCAAAGACGATATCAAGGATGCCCTAAAGGATCGGCAGGAATATGACCATAAGCGTGCCATTTGGCTAAAGCAGAATGAGGGGCGTGTCGAGAGGATTGACAAGCCTGCCTCATGGCAGTCGCAGCTTGACATTCCTACTACCAGAGAAGTAGTACAGGCCGTCAGGGCGCGTCTTGTAAACCCAATCATTCAGCAAGATAAGGTGATGGTGGCTCAACCTCGCAAGCCCGAATTCGAGGATTTTGCCCGGCAGGTTGAAGAATTCATGGATTATGCGTTTGATCAGTTTGATACCCAGCGCTTATTCATGGAATGGATCGAAAATGCAATCGTCTACGGCATGGGCATTCTTAAGGTTCCTTGGGTTCATGAGCAAAAAACCGTTATGGAATGGGTTGAAGCTCAGGTTCCTACTGGACAGATGCAGCAGCTTCCTGATGGCAGTATAGTTCCGGGGATGACTACCCAGCAACAGGAACAACCACGAACATATGATTCAAAACTGGGTGTGATCCCCGTTCTCATCCCCCCGTCAGATTTTATTTATCCCTCGACATCGGTTGATAAGGATACTGCAAAACTCTTAGATCACAAGGTTTATCTAGATGAGAGTACGGTCAAGTCTAGAATCCGTGATCAGGAGTGGTATCCAGTATTTGAGAAGATGCAGCGGGCTGCTGAGATTGATGAAGTTACAAAAACTCGTGAAGAGCTTCTTGGGCTTAAGCCCTCCGTGGATCGCTTTGAGATTCATGAGATCTATACTGCAGCGGACATCAATGGTGATGGAATCGAAGAGGAGTTGATCATCACGATGGATTATACCAGCGGGGTGATTCTGCGCGCTATTGAGAACTATTATCATAATTATAAGCGGCCATTCGTTATCTTGTGGTGGGAGCGGCGTCCTAATTCGATGGACGGAATGAGCCTGTGCTATATTCTTGAGCATCTGCACAAGGCATACACGGCCATCATAGATATGCTCTTGGATTCAGGGACGCTGGCTGTAAAGGGTTGGTTTGTAGGGACTACAGATCACCAGCTCGTAGATTTGTTCAAAACTCAGCAATTTAACATGGGAGATTTTATTCTCCTGAATAGTCTTCCGGGGGAAAGTACGGAAGTTTTCAAATTGGGCGAACCTCCAAATAATCTGTTGGAGTTGGCTGCAATCTTAGAGAGGCATATTAACATTTTGGCGTCCATCAACCTCTATAACCAAGGACAGGAACAGGTTGATCGCCCCACGGCGACGGGGCAAACCCTGCTGGTCGAAGAGGGCAAGCAGCCGCTGTTCGAAAAGCTTGAGATTTGTCGTGGGGCAATCTCCGAATTGTCAATTCAGATGCTCTCTAGGTATCGGCAGTTCTGGCAAAATAAGGTTGAATATACGAAATTTGTGGATCAGCAGTTTTTGCCTGGCCTGGTGCAGTTTCCGCCTGGACTTATTGAAGATAAGGTGTTGGTTGAGCCAAAAGCAACATCTGCAATGCTTTCCGAGAATACCCGCAAACAGGAGATGGTTGCTCTGTTGGATCGCGTTGGGGCTTCTCAAAGGGTGATCCTTGATTTGCTCAAGGTGGGGATGGAGGCCGCATCTCAGGGATTGCCGCTTGGGATGGCCGCTGCCGGTGCTGCTGATGCATATTCTACTATGTTGACTAGACTTCTTAAGGAGTTTAGGGTGAAAGACATAGAACAGATTAATCCTCCGGTTCAGGCAATGTTGCAGGTTGGTCAGGTCTACCAGCAGATGGTGCAGCAACTTCAGAGTCAGATGCAGGAATTAATGCAGCAGGCGCAGCAGCTTGCACAGCAACTTCAGGAAATTACGAAGGAGGCGGAGAGGCTTCTGAAGGAGAATCAGCAACTTCAGGAAGAGAATATGGAGCTTAAAATTGATTTGAAGATTCAGCAGCTTGAGGAAAAGATCGCTGTTGCAAATGCAAAGAAAACGGAGAAGAAAAATGGTTAATCGTGAGAAAATCAAGAAATTAGCTAAGTATGATGGTTTTCAAGATCTTATAATGCATTTTAGAGAGGAGGCCGCTACTGCTATTGCAAATGCACACGCGAGCACCGGAGCAGAAATGAAGCTTAGATATTTGACGTGGAACGAAGTTTATATGAAAGTAGTCTCATTCTTGGTGTCAAATACTTGACAAATCAATAATAAGGCTTTATTTTTACAGATGGGAGGATAACTCATGGTAGAAGTACCGATTGTTACGCCGGGATCAGATGTAGGCGAAACACAACCAGCAGGCTCAGCGGCACCCGCAGTTATACCGCCTGTACAACCTACGGAGACTGTTAAAGCCGATGAAACTGTGGACGAGGCGCTTAAGTGGATTGATGATCTCGGAGCAGCTCCGGCAGGACCGCCCACGGCGGCTCCCGCCGGGACCGCTCCTTATGGTGGACAAATCCCACCTCCAGAGCGTTATGAAGCCCCACCGGCCTATCCAGCAGACCCGGGCGAGCCAGCACCTGGAGAACTCATTAATGAATTTGTCAAGAGACCAAAGCAATTCATTAGGGAGATCGCTAAGGAAATGGCTGCTGAACAAGTTGCTCCGTTTATTGAGGCGCTGAGGGAATTCGTACAAGTAAGTCACAGGGATAGAGTGGTTGGTGCAGTACAGGGATCGAGAGACAGATTGCGGGATTATGCAAAACAGGACACTTCTTTGACGGACAAAGAGGTCGCCCGAGAGGTAAATACGACATACTCGTATTTCATCAGAAACGCAGCCAATGGGAATCAGGAGGCGATAGCCGCTCTGAATAACCCGATGACACCGTTTTTGGTGACTCAGGCGGCAAAGTTGAAGACCGGACGGATGGCCGGTTCCGCTCCAGCGGGGACCCCAGTTACGTATCGTGGAGGGACCCTGGAAGGCAGGGGGACGGTTGGTCCGAGGCCGGTAGCCAATATTGACGCAACCACTGCAGAGTGGGCTCAGAAATGGGGTCTTTCAACTGAGCAGGTTGTCAAGAACGAAGAAGAAGCGTTGAAGTATCTTAACCAGAAATAGGAGGAGAAATGGAAACTCGCAAACTCGATAAATCAATGTGGGATAAGGTTCCTGTAGAATCCAATCGCGGCTTTAATGTCCACGTGCATCTTACCGAATTCCTCAAGCAAATATTTCCCGGATTTGAATTCGGGTTTTTTGTGAAGGACGACTTGGAGCAGCGTAGGACAACTGAGGGATATGAGCCGATAAATTTGGAATATTGGAACGACGTTCAGCAGTGGAATCAGAAAGTTGCATTTCGTCACGGGCTTACGCCCGAAGCAGCTACTGGGTTGATCATGCAAGATAAGAATTACGTTTGTCTGAGGCCGCTTGAATGGGGCCAAAGACGCAGAGAACAAATCTCGCGTGAGGAAAATGCAAGGTATCAGGCTGCGCGTCGTGGTAAGGCTGCAGTGATCAAGGATCGTGCGCCGGAAGGTATCAGCGTTGGGTCATCGTTGGTGGAGACGGTCAATGTGGTTCCACCGGAGGTGTTTCACGAGCCCGATATCCCGGATGAGGATCTTAAGGGAATGGACGTGTTTACCAATGTCAATACGGGAGGCAAACTCCAGGTAACTGTTGATCTTCCTAAGCAGCCGGAAACACCGGCTCCCGTAGTGGTACCTAAAAAGAGAGGTAGACCGAAGAAGTCCGCGTAATCTAGCCGTCCTCCAACGGAGGACGTAATGACTTATACTGCAGGAACTCAACAGATTGAGTTCAGGCATGCTTTGAATCAAGGCGACATGGAAATGATGAAGCTGCCCGAGGCTGCTAGTCAGTCTGGCACCAAGGCGGCTGATCTTGTCTATCTAGTCAATGGAGCTGTAACTCTTTCTGATACCACAGACCCAGCAGCGGTCTATGGTGTCATGATGGAGGACTGCTCCGGAACCACGGCCAATCTAGTTTATGTCAATCGTGTCAGGACCGGAGATGTGTATGAGATGAATACTCATTCTGATCATACGCCCGGAACTGATATTTTCCGTGGCTGTAAGTATGGAATTGACAGAACCGGCGCGGGGAACTGGGAAGTTGATGCTACGACTTCTGGTACCTATTGCGTTGTGATTGTTGACTATGTAGAGAGCACACCGACTGCTGGTGGTAGGGTATTGGTTGAGTTTCTGCCCGCCATTATTCAGTCTGTGATTGGCGCATAAGGCGGAGGTGAGATATGGCAATGGTAACTCCAGAATTTGCTCGTGCCGTTAGCCGCCAGATCTTCCAGCCCGCCTTCCGTGTCTCTTGTGATACGAAGCATTGGTCTTGGGAGCAACTGGCGACCATCAAGCAGTCCCAGGCTGCGTTGGAACAGCAGTTTGGGTTTACTGGCGTTGGCGCTGCGGTGGCAACTAACGAGTTGTCTCCGTTCTACTATGGCCGGTTCCAAGAACTTCCGACAGCTCAGTGGATTCACACCAAGTATACTCTTGGTGGAATGGTTTCTCAGGAACTTATTGAGGACAATAAGAATCTACCTGACATCGTAAGCTCTCTTGGCACCATGATTGGTGAAGGTCACAGCTACATTCGTGACTACACCGTTGCAAACCTGTTCGTGAACGCTTTCTCGGGCGGGACAAGCTATTACCTGTATGACAGTGCTTATCTTTGCGCTGCACATACTCTGCAGAAGTCTGGTGGGTCTGTAACGAACTATCTGACTGCTGCATCGTTGTCGTTTGATAACCTGTGGCTGGCGATTAACTTCACTGCGTATAGCATGTTCACGCATGAGGGGCTGCCTCTGACGGATGCTCCGAAGTGGCTGCTCTATCACCCGTCGCAGAACAAGGCCGTGCGGAAGATCCTTGAGACCGACCGTGGCGAGCCGGATACCGCTGATAATAACAAGAACACACTTACTTCCTACAACATTATTCCAGTCCCTTGCCGTTTCTTCACGACTACTCATTGGTTCTTGGCAACAACCAGGTTTAAGGAAGACCTCGTGTTCTATGATCGTATCTCCAAGGAAGTCAAGGAAGATGCCGACTTCGACCGTGATGCGATTAAAATCCGGTCCCGTGTTCGTTTCTCTGTCAAGTTCAAGGACTGGATGCACATTGTCGGTAACGCAGGAGCGTAATGAAGACTGGGGGTCGGTGAACCCGGCCCCCTCCTCTTCGGGAGGTGTAAATGAGTTATACGCATAATCGCGGATATTCCGCAACGGAGAGCGGTTTCGCTGTAGGAGTTAAGGGCAGCGAGGTCGCAATTTTTAGCGGAACTACCGCACCAACTCTTCGTTTCACAATTGGCGCCCAGGCAAGTGTATATGGTTCCGGGGCGGCGATTACTGCCGCAAGCCCGGTTGTCATGGGTGTCTATGGTGATGATGGCGGCGTTACTCTTTCTTCTGCTGTTCTAATGCGTTCTGGTAGGTTCAGGACTCTTCTGACTTATACCGGAGGGAATAGAGAGCAAGAAGCCGTTGGGGCAATCGGACAGATCGTAAGCGTTGCCGGGACTAATCGTCACAACATGGCTGGACTCATGGGGTCATATGAGGGCTCTGGCGCACTGACCATTGATGGTCAGGCACCGTCAACAGACCCGTGGGTGCAGGCTGGGGTAGTCGGGCGCGTTGGTCTTGGAAGCGGGACTACCACGATCAATTCCAATGGTCGTCTTTCTGCTCTTGCTGCCATGAGCAATACCACTTCGTTCTTAGCCAATAACGGCGTCTATGCTGGTTTGTATGTTGGCCACTGGGGAAGTCTGCAAGACTTTTCTCATGGTATCTACATCGAGTCTGACACCACCGCAATTGGTATTTATGTAGGCGATACGAGTGGTAATTCCATCCAGGTTGCTAATACGAACATCGCAAGCGGGGATTCCTATTCTGGGCTGCGGGTAGCGGTTGCCAATGGCGATACCGACATTTCCAACGAATACGGGATCGCTGCTTATTTCGATTCTACTCTTAACGCGAACACCGGCACTGATAACACCGGGCACCTCTACAACGTTGGCTCATGGATTAACTTTGGTTCTGGTTACACTCCGGCTGCCGGTAAGATTCATGTCCCCTTTGAGGGCGGGATCTACGATGGCGGGGGTACGCTGACCAAT